CGCGATGTACGACGGCGCGATCCGCCAGAGCCTCACGTATGAACAGAAGCTGGCCGTGATGCGCTTCCTCCCGGTCACCTCGCTGATGTCGACTGACCAGCTGTCGCGCTACCTCGAACACGTACAGCACGCCTACGCCGACCGCGTGGGGCTGCAATTTCCCGAAGATTGGAGGGCTGCGGCATGACCTACAAGGTTCATCGCACTTACCCCGTGCAATTCGCGTTCAACACGATGCAGCGTGTCCGTGTGGCCGCGATCAACGCCTTGGCGACGGTGGTTTCACGCATGAACAACGTCACCGGCATCAACGAATACAAGGTGCGCTACTGGTTTGAGGGCCGACCGACGGAGGAGTGGTTTTACGAGTTCGAATTGGAGGCTGCATGACCTACCGCGTGACGATTGGCATCGACCCCGGCCAGACCGGTGCGCTCGCAGTGCTGGCCGATGGCCAGTTCGCCGGCTTCTACGACATGCCCACGGTCGCCCGGCCGGCTGGTGGTCAGCAAGTGAACGGCGCTGAGCTCGCCGCGCAGTTGCGGGAGATCCGGGCCGCGCATCCGGGCGCTCACGTGCTGGCCGTGCTGGAACGTGTCTCCGCGATGCCCGGTCAGGGCGTGTCGAGCATGTTCCGCTTCGGCGAGGGCTACGGCGTTGTGCAGGGCGTGCTGGCGGCTCTGGGCGTCCCAGTAATGGCGCTGTCGCCGGCAGTCTGGAAACGCGCTGTGGGGCTGATCGGCGCTGAAAAAGACGTGGCGCGCACGCTGGCGATCCAGCTATTTCCGGCCGCTGCCGGAGGTCTGACCCGCAAGAAGGACATCGGCCGCGCCGACGCTCTGCTGATCGCCTCATGGGCATGGCGCAGCGATATGCACGGGGAGGCCGCATGACCCTGCCTGCCGACAAAGCGCGCTGCAACGGCGTCTACGACGAGGAGTACGGCGAATGGCGCGAGGGCTGCGAGACGTGCCTGCGCCGCACTGATCGGCCGGAAGCGGTCACGTTCCTCCCCTTCATGGAGCCGCCGCCGATCGTCGCATTCTGGTGCGAGGGCCTGATCGAGCCATGAGTCCTGCCGAACTCCGCCGCAAGCCCGACCACGTCCTGCAGTCGCAGCGCCGGTTCAACGCGTTCGACGCCGTCAACGGGAAGTATTCGGACGAACGCCGGGCCACGGCTCGCCGCTACGTCGAGCTGATCGACGCCGAGTTGGCACGCCGCGCGAAGAAGCGGGATGGCGCATGCAGCGCGTGATGCACTACGACCCGGCCAAGGGCGAGCCGCAGGTGTTCCGCTGCGTCAGCAAGCCGGCGCGCTGGCGCCTGGATGCTGTGATCCGCACATCGGCCGAGGCTGAGCCGATGCGTATCGTGGTCCGAGTTCCTGACAAGCTGCGCATCGGGGAGGTCGCTGGCACGTTCCTCGACGAGATCGCCAAGCACCTGCCGGAAGGTGCCCCGGTGCACAGTGCCAGCGTCGATTTCTGGGCTGACGTCTGATGCCCCTTGCCCGCGCTATTCCCCCACCGACGAAAGAGCAGCAGCGCCGCCAAGACGCGGCCAGAGAGGCCGGCTGCATCGTCGCGCGGATGCTGGGCCTCGGGTTTGTGCCCGGCGAGATCCACCACCTGACCGAGGGAGGTCGGACGATCAGCCAAGACCACACCGTCTGCCTGAACCCGTGGAGCCATCGCGGGGAGGTCTGGGGCCAGTGGACGGCAGCGCAGTGTCGGCGAGTATTCGGGCCGAGCCTCGCACGCGAGAAGCGCGCGTTCCACAACGAGTACGGCGACAACGTCAATCTGCTGGTCTACCAGAACGCGCTGATTCACTGGCCAATGCCTGAAGAGCATCGAAAACGACGACGAGGCGCCACTGTATCGCCGAGCAAGATCATCCCAAGGGAGGCCGCTCGACGATGACGGAACCGCTGGCGTCAATCTGGTGGCTGCGCAAGCCGCGACGGGCATCGACTGTCGCGAAGCGCGAGGCCGTCATGCGCCAGCGACTCGCCGACATGGAAGACAACGTCAACGCTTTGCTGAAGGGTCAGCAGATGACGATCAGGGAGGTTTACGAAGCACTGAAGATCCCGCGCGTCTACGTCGAGGCCTGCATTCTGCACATGCACGCGCTCGGCGAACTGGTCGAGATCGCGAACGGCAAGAAGTCGCGGCTCTATACCGCAGCGACGACGGTCCGGCGAATCGGCCGGTAGCGAGAGGGAGGTTGCACCCGTAGTCTTGGGATACGCATCCAGCAGCCGGGTTCCCAGACGGGATAAGGGCTGACGCGCGATCAGGTCGGACTGGCGCGACATCGAACAAGACGGCCGCGAGTCACGGAAAGCGCCGACAACGGCCGCCTCAAACTGTAGACTGGGGACTCGATGACGCTCCGGAAAGACGGGGGTTTTCAAGAATGGCGGCTGTGCCTCTGGACCGAGGCGTAATCGAACGGAAGAACGAGCAGCCGCCATCCTTGAAAGCGAATGCGCAGTGGTGATGCGCACGTGCGACCTGAAAGGGGCCATTCTATACAGGCAACACGGCTGCCGCCCCGCAGCAGACCGGGATCACCTCCGGCCGCTTTCATTCCTTTTTACCAAAGGCGGCTCAAAAGAAAATGCCCCGCTGGCGATGAAGCCAAAACGGGGCACGGCCTTGGGAAGGGCAAGCGTATTTTAGCACCTCGGCACGATCAAGGCTATACCGGTGTGTTCAGTTGTTACTCGGAACGGTCTCACGCAGCACGCTGAGAGCCCGGCGATTGTCGCCAGAATCAGCGGGTAGCGTAGAGCTTGAACATCGGCTCAACATGAGAGCATGAGCAAGTCCAACCGAACTGAGACCGCCAGCAAAGTAGTGGCCCCTGCTGCCCAGCGCCGACCACCGGCTGCCGGCAAGGGCCGCAAGAAGGGCGTCCCGAACAAGACGACCCGGACGCTGCGCGAGGCCATCGAAAAGAGCTTCGACCAGGTCGGCGGCGTGTCCTATCTCGTCCGGATGGCGACAGAGCAGCCGGTGGCCTACATGGGCCTGCTGGCGAAGGTGCTGCCGCAGCAGCTCAAGGTGCAGACCGATACCCCGATCGAGGTGGTATTCCGGACCGTCTGATGCCGGTCGAGATCACCATCACCCGGCCGCAGGCGCAGTTCATCAACTCGACGGCACCGCATCCCGCCTTGGTGGCAGGGTACGGGGCCGGCAAGAGCCAGGCGGCAGTGCTCAGGACGGTCAAACTGGCGCTGCAGTATCCGGGCATGAGTTTCGCGTTCGTCGAGCCGACGTTCGACCTGGTGAAGCTGATCGCATGGCCCCGGTTCGAATCGATCCTCGGCCAGATCGGCATCGGGTACGAGCTGAACAAGTCAGACAGCATCATGCGGGTGGCGAACGACTCGCAGATCATCTTCCGCAGCGCCGACAATCCCGAGCGGATGATCGGTTACGAAGTCGCTGACGGCGTCATCGACGAGATCGACACGCTCAAGACTGACCACGCGGCTGAAGTGTGGAGCAAGATGCTCGGCCGCTGCCGACAGCGGAAGCCAGATGGAGCCGACAACACGCTGGCGGCTGCATCGACTCCGGAAGGATTCCGGTTCGTTTACCAGACGTGGGGCAAGTCACCCCGGCCGGGATACGAACTGATCCGGGCGCCGACGGCGTCGAATCCGTATCTGCCGGCCGGTTACATCGACTCGCTGCGCAACAGCTACAGCGACCAGCAGCTGGCCGCCTACCTCGACGGCGAGTTCGTTAACCTGACGGCGGGCAGTGTCTATGCCGAGTTCGACCGCAAAGCTAATAGCAGCGCGGCCACTTTCGGCCAGCGCGAGCACGTCCACATCGGCATGGACTTCAACGTCAACAACATGTCGGCGGTGGCCTGTGCGGTCAGAGACGGCAAGGTCTACGCGATCCGCGAGCTGGTACAGGTGCGCGACACTCCGTCGATGATCGCGCTCATCAAGCGCACGTTCCCCGGCCACCCGGTCACGGTCTACCCCGACGCCAGCGGCGCCAAGACCGTGAGCAGCAATGCCAGCCTCAGCGACATCAGCCTGCTTCGCGGTGCCGGTTTCACGGTGCTGGCCCATGCGACCAACCCCCGAGTGCGGGACCGCGTGGCGGCGATGTGCGCCATGATCCACCGGCAGGGCCTGCGCCGGCTGTTCGTCGATCCGACCGGCTGCCCCACGCTCATTGATGCGCTCGAACAGCAGGCCTACGACAAGAACGGCGACCCGGACAAGAGCGGCGGACATGATCACGTCAACGACGCGCTGGGCTATCTGGTCGCGTATCTGTTCGGCATCGCACGCGGCCCGGCCACGTTCGCCAAGATCGCCGGCCTCTGAATCGGCGGGTATCGACACCCGACTGAGCGCGGCAACGTAGCCGCATGACAGTCTCGACCACCCATACCCAATACAGCCGCTACGCTCTGGCGTGGCAGCGCTGCCGCGACGTCATCGCTGGACGGGATGCGCTGGTGAGACAAGCGCGCAGCCGCTACTACCAGAGCACGATTGACGGCAGGCCGCAGCTGTACGAGCAATACATCCGGCCGCTGTCGGGCCAGACGTCTGACGAGTACCTGAGCTACGTCGAGCGCGCCGCGTTCTACGGCGCCACCGGGCGCACGGTTGAAGCGCTGACCGGCCTCATCTTCGGCAAAGATCCGAGCTACGAACTGCCGAGCGCTATTGAAGGGTACGTGGAGGACATCACGCTGTCGGCGTGCAACCTCCGCGAGTTCGTCTCGCTGGTGGTCACTGAGGAAATCAGCGTCACCCGCGTAGGCGTGCTGGTGGACTACCCGGCCACGTCGCCGCAGGGCCTGAGCCGGGCCCAGGCCGAGGCGCTGAACCTTCGTCCGTTCCTGAAGATGTACCGTGGCGAGTCGATCATCAACTGGCGCACCACCACGGTGAACGGCGCCCAGGTGCTGACGCTGGTGGTGCTGGCCGAGGAAGTCGAGAAGCAGACGGGCGAGTTCACCACCGACATCGAGACGCAGTACCGCGTGCTGGATCTGACCCCCGAGGGCTACCGGCAGCGCGTTCTGGATCGTAGCGGCCAGTTGATCGGTGACGAGCTATATCCTCGGATGCGCGGCGAGCCGATGCGGTTCATCCCGTTCTCCGTCGTCGGCGGCTTCGACGTGCGCCGGCCGCTGCTGCTGGACCTGGTGGATACGAACATCGCGCACTACCGCAACAGCGCCGACTACGAGCACGGCCTGCACTTCGTCGGCCTGCCCACCCCCTACGTTGCCGGCGTGCAGCTGCAAGAAGGCCAGACGCTGACCATCGGCAGCAGCAGCGCGTGGGTATTCCCCGACCCGGCAGCCTCGGCGGCGTTCCTCGAGTTCAAGGGCGATGGCCTCAAGACTCTGGCCGATGCCATGACCGCCAAAGAGCAGCGCATGGCAGTGCTCGGCGCTCGGATGCTGGCCGACGAGAAGCGCAGCAGCGAGGCGCAGGGCACCGTCGAGATGCGCACCGCTGGTGAGCGGTCACTGCTGGCCGCCGCTGCGCGCGATGTGAGCGACACGATCCGCCGCTGTCTAAACTGGATGGCGGAATGGGTCGGCGCTCCGGCTGACGTGCAGTTCTCTCTGAACACCGACTACGGCGCGCACCGGCTCGACCCGACGATGCTGCGCGAGCTGGTGAGCGCGTACCAGGGCGGCGCTATCCCGCTGTCCACTCTTTTCGACAACCTGCAGCGGGGCGAGATCGTGCAGCCTGACGAGACTTTTGAGAGCTTCCAGGCGCAGATCGCCGACGCTGCCCCGTCCCTGACCACTCCGGTGCCCGTCAATGGCGCGTAGCCCCGTTCTGCCGCCCGTAGCGGGCGCATGGAGCTACATGAGCGGCATTGCCGGTACTGCGACCGTCCCGGCCGGCTTTCGCGTCCTACAGATCACCGCATCGGCCCCGGCGAGCGCTGCGGCGACGGTGACGATCAACGGCGGGCAGACGGTGACGGTGCCGCCCGGCAAAAACCTGACCATCGAGCCCAAGGGCAACGTGACGGCGCCGGTGATCCTGTTCGCCGGCACTGACGCCTATTTCATTGAGCTGGTGCGCTGATGGGCTACTCCGGAGGCGGCACAACGGGCGGCGGCGGTGCTGCTGCGATGACCCCGACGAAGGTGGCCAGCGGGGACAAGTTCACGGTGCCGGCGGATACGCAGGTGCTCTTCAGCGAAGAGATCGACCTTGAAGGCGACCTTGATCTTGATGGCGTACTGGTGGAGGTGAACTGATGTTCCACTGGCTCAAGCGCGCTGCATCCAGCATCGCAAATGCCTCACCCGGCAAGCTGCGGCTGTACGCCGACGCGGCCGACAACCTGTTCAAGACCCGCGACGAGGCCGGCGTCGTGCGCGTGCTCGGCGACGGCATCACGACGATCGCGCTGGTATCGACTGTCGGCCGCGTCAAGACCTACCGGATCACCCGGCAATCCGGCGAGACGTTCGATTACACCGTCACGGACGGTCAGGACGGCGCTGTCACGGCGTTCAACGGCCGCACCGGCAACATCACGCCGCAGCAGGCGGATTACGATGGGTTCTTTCTGACGCAAGCCGAGGGCGATGCGGCCTATCAGCCGCTCGACTCTGACCTGAGCGCGATTGCCGCGCTGGCGACGACGCCATACGGCCGCAACCAACTCACCTACGCTGGATCGGCAGCGGCAACGGCTGCGCTCGACCTTGCTACTTCAACGCTCAAGGGCCTCTTCTCGCCTTCGCAGTTTTCGATCTTCGCCGGCTTCTTCGGGCAGTCGATCTACTTCGTCACCGGCCTCGTTGACGGCTCGGACGGCGCGACGGTTTCGGGCGCCCAGGCCACGGCGAACCGGCAGGCGATTCAGGCGCAGATCGACGCGGCATCGTCAGCCGTGAGCAAGAAGCCGGGCGGCATCGTCATGCTGCCACCGGGCACGTTCCACATCGACACAACGCTGACCATCTCGACCAGCGCCGTTGTCCTGGCCGGCTCCGGAGGTCTGTCCAACACCGACATCGGCAGCCAGACCGGGCGTGGTACAACCCTGTTCTGGAACAGCGGCGTATCGGCTGCCGGCGTGGCAATGGTCGATGTCATCTCGCCGACCGGCTCCAGCAATCCGGCTGTGAAGCGGGCCGGCGTGCGCGACCTTTCGCTGCAATGTGCAGGCGGCGCGGACATCGGCTTGCGCGTGCGCTCGATCCACTTCGGGCGCTTCGAGAATCTCTACATCGTCAATCCGCAGTCGATCGCGATGCTGACCGAGTGCCTTGTTACCGGCACGCAACTTGGCGAAGCAGCGGACGTTACAAAGTCCACGTTCGACAACATCAGTGTCCGCCTTCTGGAAAGCCCAGCAACCGCGCGAGGCTTCGTTCTGGATGGCGCCAGCAACGCGAACACCAGCAACTCGACCTTCCGCAATCTGGCCGCGCTTTGCACCGCTCAGCAGATCGCGCTGGACGTGCGCAACACGGACTCCAATTCGTTCTACGACATCCGCATCAACCAGACCGCCAGCGGCACCGTGCAACCGGTTCGCATCCGTGGCGGCTCTGCAGTCGGCCTCGAAGCGCGCGGCAACGTGTTCTTCTACCTCGCCGCTGGCGGATCGTCGGCCGGCACGCGAGGCGTCTACAGCGAAGGCACGGAGATCGGTGGCGTCACCGCTCCGGCGAAGAACAACGCGATCTTCGGCTACAGCATCGAAAACGGCGAGCCGTTCCCGGTCATCGGCACCGGCTCGACCCTGCGGGTGGAGCCTGTCGGCGGCACGTCCCTGCTTCAGTTCAACGACGCGTACAAGGCCGTTGGCACGGCTGTCACGGCAGCCACCGACACGGACCTTGTCAGCGTCATCGTCAACGGCAACGCGGCGCAGCCGGGCACGACGTTCACCTTCTCAGAGCGGGTGCTTGAAACCAACGGCACCACGGCCAGCACGCTGAATCTCTATCTGAAGGTGAACGGCACCAAAGTGCTGACGGCGGCAATTGCGCTGGGTACAGCGGCGCAGACAAACCGGCCTGTTCGATTCGACGGCGAGATCGTGTTCAAGAGCATCGGCGCGACCGGCAGCTATCTGGCCGTTGCGGAGTCGTCGCTCAACTCGGCGGCTGGCGCGACCATCAGCACCGCTGCCGCTGGCACGGCGATCAACACCACGGCTGCAGTGACGCTGACCCTCGGCGTCGCTCTATCCGCCACAGTGGCCGGTGTCAGTTATACGCCACTGACCGCGCACATCACAAAAGCCGTGTGACGTGGAGAGCGTCTCCGACCAACTCGCCAACCTCGCCGTCATCCGCCAGCTACTGCTGCAGCGGGTAGCGGCTGGCGAGTCGGCCAAGCTGGCCGCCCTGCTGTCCGACATCGCCGACGAACTGGAGCGCAAACTCGCAGGCCCGCCGCTGACCGAATACGGCGGGCGCCGTCTGAATCAAGCCATCCGCGAACTGCGCGAGGTGGTGAGCATCCCGGCACCGGACCTGTCCGAACTGGCTGAGATCGAAGCGACGTGGGCCGCCAGCACGCTGACGACCATCGCCATCGACGCAGCCCTGCCGACCGCTGCGGTGCTGACCAGCATCGCCGAGTCATCGCTGGTGCAAGGTGCGACGATCAAGACCTGGTTTCAGCGGCTCGAAGAATCGACGCAGTTTGAGATCGAGCGCGCCGTCCGGCTCGGCGTCGCCACCGGTGAGACAAACCAGCAGATCGCCCGGCGCATCCTCGGCATCCGGTCAGATGGTGAGCGCGGGCCGGAAGTCATGAAGCGGGCCCGGCGTGACGCGGAGAGCATCACCCGGACCGCAGTGCAGACCATCGCCAACGATGCGCGGCTGGCGACGTATGAGGCCAATGCCGACGTGCTCGACGGCGTTCAGCAAGTCAGCACGCTGGACGGCCGAACGTCCGACATTTGCATCGCATGCAGCGGCAAGGTGTGGACCCTGCCCGACTACAAGCCGAAGGGCCACAAGATCCCGTGGAACGGTGGCACGCCCCGCCACTGGCGCTGCCGCAGCACCACTGTCCCGGTCACGAAGAGCTTCCGAGAACTCGGCATCGACCTTGACGAACTGCCGCCCGGCACGCGGGCCAGCATGTATGGCCCCGTCGCTCAAGACCTGTCGTTCGACGACTTCCTGCGCTCGCAGCCGCCCGACTTCGCCGACGAGATGCTCGGCAAAGGCCGCGCCGAACTGTGGCGCTCCGGCCGCATCACGCTCGCCCAACTGCTCGACGCACGCGGCAATCCGCTGACGCTGGCCGAACTGCGGAAACGCACGGTATCGAGCCGCTGAATCCTCGTGGTGACATAGGCGCAGCCGGTAGAGCCGGCGCCTATTCAGGGCTGAGCCCGCACCTGTCCAGAGGACTACATGACACCCGAAGAACTGCAAACCAAGCTCGACGAGCTGAGCAAGTCGAACGAAGCGCTTGCCGCCAAGAATCGCGAACTGCTCTCCGAAGTGAAGACGTACAAGGCGAAAGCCAAGGGCGCCGACATTGACCCGGAGGAGTACGCAAAGCTGCAGACCGAAGTGGAAGATCTGCGCGCTGCGCTCGACAAGACGAGCAAGGCCAGCAAGATCGAAACCGAGAAGCTGCAGAAGGTGCTGGCGGAAAAGGACGGCGCGCTCCAGTCGATTCTGATCGACGGCGGGCTGACCGAAGCGATGGTCAAAGCAGGCGTGCGGCCTGAATTGATGCCGGCTGTGAAGGCGCTGTTGCGCTCGAAGGCGGCGATCAAGGCAGACGGCGGCGCGTATCAGGCTGTCATGGGCGACAAGGCGATTGCCGAGGCGGTGGCCGAGTGGGCCACGTCTGACGAGGGCAAGCACTTCGTCGCGGCACCGGCCAACAACGGCGGCGGCGCGCTTGGCGCTGGCAGCGGTGGCGGGCGGGCAAAGCGATTCAGCGAAATGACCACCGACGAGCGCACCGCGCTCTATCGGACCGATCCCAAAGCATACGAAGCCGCCAAGAACAGCGGCTAAAGGAAAAACACCATGGCACTTGTACAGCTCTCCGACATCGTCGAACCGCGCGTATTCCTCGACTATCAGTCGGTCAACACGAAGGAAAAGACCGCGTTCTGGGACTCCGGCATCGTCGTCAGCAACCCGCTGCTCGTCCAGAAGGCGAACTCGGGCGGCAAGATCGTCGATGTGCCGTTCTGGAAGGATCTGGCGAACGTCGAAGCCAACGTCAGCAATGACAACCCGGCCAGCGTCGCCAACCCGCAGAAGATCGGCACCGGCGACCAGATCGCCCGCATCCACTACCTGAACCAGGCATGGTCGGCTGCTGACCTGGCGTCGGAAGTCGCCGGCAGCAACGCGCTGGGCCGCATCCGCGAGCGCGTGGACGCCTACTGGACCCGCCAGTGGCAGCGCCGCCTGATTGCGATGCTGCGCGGCATCCAGGCCAACAACGTCGCGTCGTTCAGCGGCGACATGGTGCGCGATGTCTCGACCGATGCGGTCGGTGCGCCGTCGGCTGCTGAACTGTTCAGCCGCACCAACTTCACGTCGGCCGCGTTCACGCTGGGCGATGCGTTCGAGGACACCGGCGTCATCGCCGTCCACAGCGTCGTCTACAAGCGCATGGTGGACAACGACGACATCGACTTCATCGCCGACTCGCAGGGCCGGATGGTGATCCCGACGTTCCTCGGCAAGCGCATCGTCGTCGATGACGGCCTGCCGGCCATCGCGGGCACCAACCGCATCCGCTACACGTCGATCCTGTTCGGCGCGGGCGCCATCGGTCACGGTGAGGGCACGCCGGCGGTTCCGGTCGAAGTGAACCGCGAGCCGGGTCAGGGCAATGGCGGCGGCGTCGAGTTGCTGTACAGCCGCATGACGTGGCTGACGCATCCGATGGGCTTCGCGTTCCAGTCGGCTTCGGTCGCTGGCGTGTCGCCGACCATCGCGGAACTGGCGCTGGCAGCGAACTGGACCCGCGTGGTGGACGAGCGCAAGCAG